CTGCTGAATCAGCTTGCAACAACGGTGGATTACTCGGCTTCGGCGTTCTGCCACGAACTCCGAATCCCTGTGCCGGTCAAGAAGCGCACCATCGCACCGACAGGCACTATCGCCAAAATGCCTGGTGTGTCTGAGGGAGTCCACCCCATCTTTGCGAAGTATTTCATCCGCAGGGTGCGGTTGTCGAAGGTGGACCCCGATCAGGTGATGATGCTGAAGCAGTACGAGGCTGACGGGTTCGAGGTTGAGGACTGCCAGTACGCAGCCAACACCGCTGTCATCTCCATCCCCACAAAGGACACGCTTGTTCAGGCTGTCACTGACAGGTTCGGGGATGAAGGCGAAAGCATCGTTGAGGCTGCCAGTGATCTGCCGCTTCATGACATGCTGCGATTCCAGGCGTTGTATCAGGCGTATTGGGCTGACAACGCTGTCAGCTTCACAGCCAATGTTGATCCGCAGCAATACAGTTCGGATCATGTTGAGGAGCAGTTGCGGCAGTTCGCCGGAAGGCTAAAAGGCTGCACCATATTTCCGGAGGCATCCATGCCTCAGAGCCCTTACGAGCGGTTGTCTCGCTGGGAATACGAGAGTGCTGTCGCCAAGCAGGTCAGCGACGGCATTGACGAGGACTGCGCTTCGGGTTCATGCCCGGTGCGTTAAACCCGGCCACACAACCAGTGCGGCCTAAACACAAAATGAAAGTAGGAAATTGAATTGACCGTTGATGTGTTCGCAGACGTGTTCGCAGACAGCAACGTCGAAGACAAGAAGGAGGAACGGCCCGTGAGCAGTGCTGAGGGGAAAATCACCATCACCCTGAAGGGTGGAGCCGGGTTTGACGCGCCGTGGATCGTCATTCACGCATCAGACATCCCCGATGCTTACGAGCAGTTGACGGGGGACAACGCGGCGTTGTTGTCGGAGTTGATGGGCAAGGTGAAGTCCGCAGCCCAGCATTTCTCCGGGGGTTCCGGTGGGGGTTTGGCACCCGCGAAGTCTGTTCCTCAGCAGGCGCAGGAGCCGCCGGCAGACGCACCCGACTGCCCCCCTGGCTGGCAGTTCCGCTCCGGGGTGTCCAAGGCAGGGAAGCCGTATAAGGGGTTTTTCCCGCCGCGTGGGGACGAGTCACGCCCGATTTTCTTCTGACCGGGACTTGACAGTAGGGAGGGGCACCATCTGGGTGCCCCTCCTAACCCCCCGACGAAAGGACACCGTTTGTGAACACGCTGCTGGCTGTGATGAAAGAAATCGACGCACTCATCAAAGAACGCGACGAACTCCGCAAGCAACTGGATGTGTTGCAGGAGCCCAATAATCAGAAGAAGTTGACTGACCGTGAGGTCAAAGAGATCCGCAACCTTGCCCGCACATCGGATCTGACGCAGCGCGAGATAGCTGACTGCTACGACATTAATTCGGCAACCGTATCAAGAATAGTCAGGGGTGTTTATCACAAGTGAAGCAGCATAAGCGGCTAGTGGACGAAACCCCAGTTGTCATCAACGTGGTTGAAACAACAGAGGATTTGCAGCCGTTCCTCGACTTCACCCGGCAACACAAAGTTCTCGGTGTGGACTCCGAAACCACCGACCTCCGCATCTACTCCGATGACTTCCGGTGCCGGCTGGTGCAGTTCGGCACAGCCGACGAAGCGTGGGTAATACCCGTAGACAAGGGTGGGGCGTTTCGTCACGCCGCAAGAACCGTTCTGAAGCACATCGACGGGATGGTGTTGCAGAACGCCGCTTTTGACCTTCAGGTGTTCGACAGGTGCGTCGGGGTTCCTATGGAGGAGTTGTGGCCGAAGGTTGCGGACACCCGCATCCTGGCGCATCTGGTGGACCCTCGCGGGGTGTCGGAGGGCGGTCCTGGTTTGTCTTTGGAGGACTTAACACGGCACTACATCGACCCTGCGGTGGCCGATGAGGTCAAGGGGTTGATGAATGTGTTGCGGCTGCAACACAAAACAACGAAACAACACATTTGGCGGGTGGTGCCGTTGGATGACCCGCAGTACGAACTGTACGCCGGGATGGACCCTGTTTTGGCTTACCGCCTGTACCGCAAGCTGGCCCCGCTGGTCCCGAAAGAGTCCCGCCCACTCATCGAGCAGGAACGCAAACTCGCCGAAGTGTGTTCGTACATCGAACGCCGTGGGTTCCTCCTCGATGTCGAGTACACCAAAGAGTTGTCCGAAACCTTCAGGGACACAGAGGAAGCCTATGCATGGAAAGCGCGCCAGTTTGGGTGCGAAAACATTTTCTCACCTGAGCAGTTGGCTGACACTTTCCAGTCCAGGGGCCACACGTTCACTGAGTTCACCCCGACAGGGAACCGCAAGGTGGACAAGGTGTTGTTGGAGCGTTTGGTGGCTTCGGGTGACGAGTTCGCTGAGGCGGTGTTTGAGGCTAAGAAAGCGCGGAAGTGGAGGACAACATGGGTGGATGGGTTTTTGGCTGGTGTGGATGCGGAAGGCCGCTGCCACGCATCAATCAACCCGTTACGTGCCCGGACAGCGAGGATGTCGATAACCGGGATACCGGCACAAACGCTGCCGGCTGGCGACTGGTTGATCCGGCGCTGCTTCGTTGCTGACGAAGGTCACCTTATAGCGTCGGTGGACTACCAAACCCAAGAGTTGCGGGTGCTGGCCGCACTATCGGGGGATCAGACGATGATCCGGGCTTTCCAAACCGACCAGGACTTGCATCAGATGACCGCCGATGTTTCGGGGGTGGACCGCAAGATCGGCAAAATGGTGAACTTCGCTTACGTGTACGGCTCGGGGCCAAGGAACATCGCGGAGCAAGCCGACATTGATGTTCTGACCGCCCGGAAGGTCATTGCCGGTTTCGAGTCACGTTACCCAAGGGTTAAGGAGTTGTCTCAACGGTTGCAGCGTCAGGCTGTCGCTGACGGGTTTATCACTACCCCGTTTGGGCGCAGGCTTCCGGTGGATAAGGACAAGCCGTATGCGGCTTTGAATTACATGGTGCAGTCATCATCGAGGGATATAACGGCGCAGGGGTTGTTGCGGCTGCATGATGCGGGGTTCACACCGTATGTGCGGTTGCCTATTCACGATGAGGTTTTGGCTTCTCTGCCGGCGAATAAAGCTGCTTGGGGTGCCGAAAAGATTGGTGAGCTTATGGCTTGCACTTTTAAGGGTGTGCGTGTGGGTACGGACGCTGAGGTTGGTGGCCGTTCCTGGGGCTCGCTTTACGGCGCTGAATACTAGACAATAGGTAAAGGAAAACATATGAGAGTTCTTGTTGCTTGCGAGTTTTCTGGACGAGTGCGTGACGCTCTCCGAAAGCGGGGCCACGACGCTTGGAGTTGCGACATTCTGGAAACCGACGCTGACCCCGCCTACCACATTCAAGGGGATGTCCTCGAACACTTGGAAGCCGGCTGGGATTTGATGATCGCCCACCCGCCCTGCACACACTTGGCTGTTTCAGGTGCCAGATGGTTCAAAGACAAGCAGATTGAACAGGCTGAGGCACTGGGTTTCGTGAAGCAACTATTGGATGCCCCTATCGAACGTATCGCGTTAGAGAACCCTGTCAGTGTAATCAGCACCCGCATCCGTAAACCAGATCAGATCGTGCAGCCTTGGCAGTTTGGGCATGGGGAGACTAAGGCCACTTGCTTGTGGTTAAAGAATCTGCCCTTACTTGTTCCAACAAATGTTGTTGATGGTAGAGCCAACACTGTTCACAGGATGCCGCCAGGCGAGGACAGGTGGAAGAAACGCAGCCTGACATACCAAGGCATTGCGGATGCTATGGCTTCCCAATGGGGTCAACTGGACACTAGGTAACACTGTACGGTTCGGATTATTAGCTTGTTCCGCTGCCAGCGGAATCATCGAATTAACGGAACGAAAGGAACTTGACAATGGATGATAGAGAGTTTTTCGATAAGCTTTACCAAATGTGGGCTAACACCACCGGGGCGCAAGACCGGTACTGGGACTACCAAAAAGACGGCAAAGATTACTTCTTCAACATCAATGCTGTGGGTGAGGACGGTGACGGTAAGTTCGTGGCTTCAG